GCAGCCGGCGCGGCGGGCGCGCCCGCCGTGGCCTGCACGCCGGCCGCCGGGGTGTTGCCGGCCGTCGCGAGGATGAGTAGATCGTTGTAGCGCTGCTTCATGGTGGGATCCTCGAGTTGGCCGATGACGGCCTGCTGTGACACCTCGGTCAGCGAGGCGAAAACGGTGGGATTGATGGTTGCGGTGATGTGGGAGCGCAGGCAGGCGGTGATGGGTGCGGGCGCACGCTCGACTGCCGCGAGGTAGCTGGTGAGCGCGACGACGCGTGCAGCCTCGGCGGCCACCGGCGCTGCGTTGTCCTCCAGGCGATCGGCGAAGCCGAAGTCCACCGCCTCGACGCCTGCGTACCAGTGGTCGCGGCCGTCGCTGAGCAGCTTCTGGATTGCGGCCTGGTCGCCCGTCTTGGCGACGTAGGCCTCGGCCATGGCGCGTGCGTGGGTGTCGAGCGTCTCGGCGAACTCACGAAAATCGGCGGCGTTGCCCATGGCAAACGTCGCCGGCGCGTGCACCATCACCAGCGAGGTCGGGTACACCACCGCTTCGTCACAGGCCATGAGCACCAGGGACGCGATGGAGGCGGCCTGGCCGTCGACGAACCCCACCTTGCGCGCGGCGTGCCCGCGCAGCGCGTTGTAGATGGCGATGCCGTCGGGTACCACGCCGCCCTCGCTGTTGATGCGGACGTGGATGGTCTTGGCCTTGATCTCGCTGATGTCGCGGGCCAGCTGGCGCGCGGACACCGAATCTGCCCACAGTGCCGGGCCGATGGCGCCGTACACGTAGACCTCGGCCACGTCACCGGCTGCCGCGACGACCTTGAAGTAGCCGCGCGAGGTGCCGTCTCCGGCGTCGGCGAGGATGGTGCCCAGTGCGAGCGCGAGGATGGTCTTACGCATGTCAGTCCCTCAGCATTGCGGTGATGGCGGCGGTGCGAATGCCGGCCCGGGTGGCGGTGGTGTCGTCGTCGGCAGCAGCTGGCAACACGTCCTCGCGCCGCTCCCGCCAGTCTTCGATCTGACGCGCGACCTCTTCGGGGTTGTTGCCGTACTGCAAGGTGTTCTGCTGCGGCGAGGTCCAGCCGCGGTCCTCTGCTTCTCCGCGGGCCAGCGCTTCCTTCATCGGATCAATCCACGGCATCACCGGGCGCACATAGGTGCTGGCGGCCAGGTGCTGCAGCTTCCAGCCGCGGGGTAAGCGCAGCTTCCCCGCCAGCACCGCAGCCTCGATGAATCGCAGGCGATGCTTGCGCGGCGCCATGGCGATGAAACGCTCGGCCAGGATCAGGTAGCCGCCCCACTTTTCCACCAGCTCCTGGCGCTGCGCGGAGTAGGTGCCGTTGTAGTCCAGCGACAGGCTGCTGTAGCTGACGCCGATGCCGCCGGCGGCGGCGCGCAGCTGTTCCTTGCGCCACGTGGCGGCGTTGGGGTTCGGGCGGTTGCTGGCGATGGTGCCGATGTCTTCGCCCGCCAGCAGGTCGTCGAACACGATGCCGGGTGCCATGCGCAGGCTGCGGTCGCCAGGCTCGGCGATGGTCATCTCGCCCACCAGGCCGCCGCCGGTCTCGCCGTAGCGGTCGGGATTGCCCTTCTTGATGTAGGCGCACATCGACGCGGCCACTTTGGCCGCGATGCGCTCGGACTCTTCGTAGTCCTTCACGTCCTCGAAGCGGGACATGGACGATGCGAACACCGACAGGCCGCGCACCTGGTGCAGGCGCTTGAGGTTGCGGATGCCGTGCAGTACGTCGGCGCCGACGCGCTTGGTCTCGGCATTCCAGCCCAGGCCTTCGCCCGGGTGATGCTTGTAGACGTGGAAGGCGATGGGCCGGCCCCAGGCGTTGCGCTCCACGCCCTGCAGGATGTTGCGCGACGGGTCGGTGAGGTCGAGCGGGATCATGTCCGGCTCGATCATCTCGATGCTGTAGGGCACGTCGGTGCCGTGCTCGAGGAAGGCGACCGGGCCCACCAGGTCCTGCCAGTAGGATTCGCCGTCGCGGAACCAGGTGCGCGCCAACAGCTGCTGGCAGGCGCCGTAGTCGTGCAGGCGGGTGACCTCGGGCGCGTCCCACCAGCTGTCCCACAGGTCGTCGATCTGCTCGGCGAGCGCGCGGTTGATGGCCTCGCCAGGCAGGCGCGGCGCGGCCAGCACGTCGATGCCGCTGCCCACGGTGTTCTGCACAAGCACGTTGAGCGCGTTGTCGGCGAGGTCGAGGTCGCGCTCGAGGTGGCGCGCCTGGTCGCGCAGCTGGCGCGCGTCCATGCCGACGATGGCGTTGCCGCTGCCCCAGTCGCGCGCCAGCTTGCGGTGGCGCGATGGGCGGGTGACTTCGTGGGCGCGGGCGGTGATCCGCACCTGCTCGTCCAGCTGGCGAATGCGCACGTCCTTCGCCGCGATGACGTCGGCGGCGCGGGCTTCGACCACCCTCACCTGCTTGTCGGCGGCCAGCACCGAACCTAGGCGCTCACGGGCGACGACTGCGGTGCCCATCAGGTCACCCCGCCGAAATCGGCGTTGGCCCAGCCTGCGCGGCCGCGGCGCCCTTCGGCGTCCACGCGCGCCTGCCATTCACGGCGGCCGGCGCGGATCTGCTCCAGGTCGGCGAGGGTCAGGTCACGATCGCCATGCCGCACGCGCTGACCCTGCAGCACGCGCTGCTCGGCTTGCGTGTAGAACTCGACCATTTCCTGCGCTGTTGCCATACGAACAGCGTGGGGCTTTGGCTGTCCACGTTCTAAACAAAACCGTGGACAGTGGCCGACGCAACTAGCTGATTACGCGGGAGAAAAAAACCGCGTTGTCTCCATCTTCATTGAAAGCGTGGAATCAGTCGTCATTGGCGGCCGTTTCGCCCTTTGGCAGCCCGCCGGGGAACAGCTTGTGCAGCAGGCTGCGACTGAGCTCGAAGTCCTGCAGCACCCGCTTGACTGGGATGCCCCGCTCCAGGGCAGCCCTGATGTGCATCACCGGGTACTCGCGAGGGCGCGCCGGGAAGTACGGCTGCTCTCCAGCGAAGCAGCGCATCACCGAATCCACGAACGGCTGCGCCATCCGCTCGCTGATGCCGATATCCCGGATCAGCGCGTCGAAGATGCGCGCTCGCAGCTGCTGTTCCGTCTCACGTGGCTTGCGCCTCATAGCGACCACCCATCCTTTGCATCGAAGCCGCGCGGGCGCGGACGTGTTCCACGGGAATCCTGCGGGCGCGGGGCTGCCCGCGCCGCCGGCGCCGGTGTTTCACGGGAATCATCATTGGCGGCAGGCCGCTGGATACTGGCCAGCACCTGCGCCTCTCGCACGTCCCAATTGGCCTTGGTCCACCGGTGCAGGCGGAGCTCCGGGTGCAGCGCGGCGGCGTAGGCGTACACCCAGGTGTCCAGCGGCTCGTTGCGCGGGGTGCCACGGATCTTCTCGAACCGGTTCTTCCGGGGGTCGTAGGTCTCCGACACCAGGCCGCCGAAGTACTCCCGGCTCAGCTCGTCGCTGAAGCGCACCTTGCGCTCCTCGGCCGGCTTGTCGGCGTCGGTGCTGACCATGGCGAACAGGTGGTGCTTGATGGCCACGGTGCCCACCGGGTAGGCGTGAACCCCGCGCTTGTCGACCATGCCGCGGTAGTTGATGTCGTGCAGCTTGGCCTTGCCCAGGGACGGGGCGTTGTTGGCGGTGGCACCGAAGCCGGCCACCAGGCGGCGCACACGCTTCTGGCGCACGTAGGCCTTCACTGCCTCGGTGCGATGGCCCAGCATGTCCTGCAGTGCGGCGTCGACGCGCAGCACGGCGCCGTCGGCGCGCTCAATCGGGGCGTTGAGCAGCGCGGTGAGCGCCGTCCACACCTCGTCTTCGTTTGGGTCGCCGGGCAGCTCCACGTAGTCGATCGGCCAGCACGTCATCCCCCTGCCCCAGCCGACGATCTGCACCGGCAGCCGGTTGTCCTGCGTGTCGATGCCTGCGGTGACGGCCAGCACCCAGTTGGGCACCGGCTTGAGCGGTAGCGGCTCGGCGCGGTCGGCGATGATGTTGAACTTCACCGCGCGCATGGATGGGTCTTCCCACGGCTCGGCCAGGCGGTCGTTGATGAAGGTCTTGAGCTTCGCCGGGTCGCCCTGGGCGTCGCGCCACATTGCCACCAGCTCCACCCACCGTGGGCCCAGGCCGATCGGGTAGTAGAGGGCGTTGGCGTGGTAGCCGCGGACCCGCGCGCCCGGGTTCTCGGCGACCCAGCGGCCGCGGGCGATCATCGCCGTCTTCTGGTGCTCTTCGATCACCACGCCGCACTCGCGGCAGACGTACCAGGCGTGCATACCGTCGGGCGTCCACTGCAGGCCGCTCCATTCCAGCGGCTGCTCGTGGCCACAGTCCGGGCACGGCACGTGGTAGCGGCGCTGGTCGGACTTGTCGTACAGCTCGGTGATGCGGCAGCGGCCGGCGATCTCGGGCGTGCCCACCTTCAGGCGCTTGTACTTCGAGGGGAAGGCGGAGGTGCGACCGTCGAGCATCTCGGCCGGGTCGTCGCCGGACTTGAGCAGCGATGCGAAGCTGCTGAACTCGTCGGCCAGCACCATGCCGGCGGAGGTGGACTTCAGCCGCACCGGGTTGCCCGCGTGCTCCACGTACAGCTGGCCGCCGTGGAAGTCCTTGAAGGTGCGCCGGTTGGACGCCTCGCGGCTGGACATGCTGGTCAGCACCGCCTGGATGGCCGGTGTCTCCTCGATCAGCGGGTTGAGCTTCTGGTCGATCCACTTGTTCATGGAGACCTCGGCCGGCAGCGCCACGATGATCGGCATCGGGTTCTCGCACATGGTGTAGCCGAGGATGTTGGTCTCGATCTCGCTCTTGCCGAACTGGATCGGCAGGCGCGCGACCACGTCGCGCACCGGGCTGCGCGCACTGAAGCAGTCCATGATCTCGACCTGGAGCGGGTTGGTCTCGTTGCGCCACTGCGCCGCGTTCTGGCTGCCCTTGGTGGACAGGATCCGCTTGGCCTCCGCCCACTCGCTGACGCGCATGGGCTTGCGCGGCGCGATGGCTTTCGCGACGGTCTGGAAGATCAGGGGGCGGGCGGCGGCGTAGGTCACGGGAACTGATCAGCGGGGCGTGTAGGACGGCCGTTCACCAGAACCCTTGGCACCAGCTGAAACCGCTGCCGGCGACCAATCGAACTGGGGGCGTTCCATCACGGGCTCGGCGTCCAACACCTCGAGGCGGTTGACGTCGAACCATTGGGGTTCCTGCAACTTCCCGTCACTGCCCATTCCGGGATTGACGATCGCCTGGATGCAGCCGTACAGATCGAAGGTCACGCTGGCCGCGACGCCGGTGAAGCCGGTCACGCGGTCCTTCACGCGGCAACCCAGCAGTTCGAGATGCTTCTTGAGATTGATCATTTCGGTTCTCCGTGTGGTGGCGCGGGATTGCGCCAGTCTGTGGTCAGGGTTGCTTTCCGACGGCGCTGCACTTGCGGCTCAGCTCCTCAAGCGCGTGCTCGATGCCGTTGGCCAGGATCACGCGGCAGCGCTCTTCCGCGGTCTCGGCGGCCAGCGAGGCCGACAAGGTGGTCGGCAGGTTCTCCAGCCCGGTGCGCAGCGTGGTGATGGCATCCGCGATCACCGCCAGCACGTCCTCGCGCTGCAGCAGCTCGCCGAGCTCCTGCTGTTCCTCGCGCAGCGCCTTGCGCAGGGCGGCCTCCTCGCGCTCGGCCTGGGCGCGGGCACGGCGGATGGCCAGCGGGTCGCTGTAGGGAACGGGCGAGCGGTCCCCGCCCTCCTCGTCGCCGCCGGCGGCGCCCTGCACCTCCTCCTGGGCGATGGAGGGGGATGGGCTCGCCGCGCCGCGCGCAGCCGCGTGGCGGGCCGCGACGCCGGACTTCGTTGGGTCGGCCAGGTCGGCCAACAGCCGGCGGCTCTCGGCGACGCGCACGCGGCGGCCATCGTCGGTCAGCACCAGGTGGCCCTTGCCCTTGAGCTCGGTGACGTAGCTGGGCCGGAATCCCATGAGCGTCGCAAACTCGCGGTACCCCAGGGTGTCGGGCAGATGCCGTGGCTCAGCCATCGAGGCGGGCTCCTTCCATTTTCTTTTCGAGGGTCGAAGCGAGAAGGTCGTGCGCGCGCCCGCGACCCGGCCTGTGCGGCATCGGCGCGGGCGGTGCGGGCACGTGTGCGGGCAGCGCAGCGCGCAAGTGCCTGATCACGCGGGCCTGTGCGGCATGTGCGGCGTGTGCGGCGTACGTTCCGTGTGCGCGCATGCGCGGGCGCGGGTGGGCGCACTGGCGGAGCGCCCCTCGCGTACGCGGGCGCGCAATCTGCCCGCACAGGCCGCACAGGCGCGTCATAGCGCCATTTCTGCCCGCACAGGTGCCCGCACTGTGCGGGGACGGTGGCCGCACAGGCACGTGGCAGGTCATCGCGACCCCT